TATGAAAGGCAGGCAGAAAATGAAATTACTCAAATTAAAAGAAGTCTTAGAGATAACCGCTTGCGGAAAGACAAAGCTTTATGCCATGATTAAGAAAGATGAATTTCCGCCCCCGTACAAGATTGGAGCTGCTTCCCGATGGCGATCCGACGAAGTTGAAAACTGGATTAAAACGCGCCCAGTTTCATAA